CTCCGTATGGCAACAAAATGCGCTTCATCATGTCGGTATAGGCCGGGCCGTAACCGAGCGTTTTGGTGTCGCCGACCGCCGCGCGCGCGAGAGCGGTAAGCGTGGTGAGCGTCTGCGGGTCGGTGATTCGCGGGTCGTTGATGATTTGGTTCAAAATCGCCGGGTCCAGCACGCCATGGTTGTTCTGCGCGGTCAGGATTTGTCTGGTATATTGCGTTGCCGCCTGATTGTTCAGCGCTACCCGACTGTTCTCCGTGCTCTGGTCGGCGATCTGCCGCATCGTCAAGGTTTGGTCGATAGTGCGCACCGCGGCGTCGCGCGCCTGCGGCGTCATTGTCGCCCATGCCGGGCTATCCATCAGCGTCGAATAAGCATCTGCCTTGGCGTTTGCAGGCGAACCGGATTGCAGGCGTCCAAGCGCGTTGGCGACATAGGTTGAAACGCTCACGCCCCCCTTGTCAGAATAGTTGTTGATCCAAGGTGTCGGGCTGCCAGCAGGCGCGACATTTTCGGGTCCGGAAAAATAGGCCACCGCAACGCGGGCTGCGTCACCATTGTATTGCTGGTAATATTTGGCAACCAGTTTGCGCGAAACCTCAAGATTATCCGCAGCACTGTTGATGTTTTGACCAGGCGCGGCATTGGCGGCGAACGTCGATGGCATAATCTGCCCACCGCCCACCGCACCGTTCGGGCTGGTCGGCGCCGCCGTGTTGCCGCCGGACTCGTTGCCCAGAATCGCGCCCCAAACCTGATCCGCCGACGCCGTTGGCGCGCTTGTTCCCGACCCGCCTCCGCCCGCGGTCGTGGGGGCCGCTGTTGGCGTGCCGCCGCTTTGACCTGCGGTAACGCCAGCCGCGGCGAGCGCCGCATTGCCAGCCGCGACGCCGGATGCCTCGCTGGCCTTTGGGGTCAAATAGTCCACCACATCGGCGAATTTGTCGCCGAGTTCCTTTTGATGCTGCTGCGCCAGCGTCAGCGCCTGCGCCGGGTTATTCGCGCCCAGCGCCTGAATCCGTGTGATCCACGCTTCCTGATTGACCTGCGACACTGCTGCCGTCATCTGCGATGGGTCGGCGGCATTGCCTGTCTCTTGCAGGTTTCTAATCGCCCCCTGCATCATGAGGTTATAGCCAAGCTGGAAACTGGCATCCGATGTGGGATCGCTGGCAATCTGATCCAGTCCGTTTGTTTTTGCCGCGTCGTTGATATTGACCCGGTTCTGCTTTGCGGCCGTCGTGGCGTAATCTTGAATCGCGCCTGTGAAATAGCGGTCTTGGTAAGTCCGCGTCGTCTCGTTGTAAATATTCAGCTCGTCCAGCGTGCCCAATTGGCCCGCGCCGTCGTTGAATATCTTGTTCAACTGATCCATGTATGTCTGCTGCTGCGCGACAGCATCGGCAGGATCAAGTTTTGTATAGTTTGAAGTCAGCGCGCGCGCCTGTTGCATGACGCCCTGTTCGACTTGGGAGACGCGAAGCTGGCCCAGCGCTTTAGAGAAATTGACTGTGGCCTGCCCTACATTGGCGGCTGCCTGCCCGACCTTTGGATCGACCTGAAAATTGTTGTCCGGCGCCTGTGTATCCGCCAGGACGTTCGGGACTCCAAGATCATTCGGAACGTCTACCACCAGGAGCCGTTCGACTGATTGTTGTTGCTGGTAGGCGTCGCCGTCTGCCCGCCGGTCGCCGCAGGGCTCGTCGCGGCGCCGCCGTAGCTACCCCACTTGCCAGAGACTGAACTGCTGCTCTGCAATAGCGACGAGACAGCGTCCAAATAGCCGGAGGTTTCGTCCTGGTTCGCTTGCGCCTTGTCGCTCGCGGCACTAATCGAATAACCATAGGCTTTTAGCAGCGCATTGTGCATGATCGTCTGCTGGTCCAACTGCCCGGCCGCGCGCGCCGAACCGCGCACATCCGCCGCCGACCCGGCCTTCACGTCAACATTGTTCGCCGCCTGATCCGCCGTCAGTTGCCCGATCTCGCTGGCGTTTTTCAGCCCCTCGGTCTGCGATTGGGTGTAGCCGGCCTCCGTCGAATAGACGGCGTTCTGCGTCGCGAGCTTCGCGTTGTTCTTCGCCACCTGCGCGGAATACAGCCCCGATTCGATGTCGCCATAGGCGCTGACAACCGAACCAAGGACGCCCATCGCCCCGGCCGCGTAGCCCATTAGTTGATCCTCCGCGCTTGCTGTTCCGGCGGATCTCGGCGCAGCACGATCGGCACCGCATACATAGCGCCAAAATGCACCCGCAGTTCCGGCGTCTCCTGGATTTCCTGCGACAGCCAGCGCCGCGCTCTCCGGCTTTCCGCAGGTTCGTTGCCGTCGATATGAAAGCCCATAAACGTCGCGAACCGTGTCGCCGCTTCGTCACCCACGATCAGCACGGTCTGGACTTCGCGCCTGGTGCGCATAATATCCTCAATCTGCCGCTTCGCTTCGCGCACCGTCGCCACCGGATGCTTCATGGCGAGTTCAGAAAGTGCCAGCCAGATATACCCGGCGCGCGCCGTGCAGGAGCCAACGACGCCGCCCATCGCCGCCAGTTGTCCGTCGATCAGCCAGGACTTGCAGAACGCGCTCTCGTAGAACCGGGCGCGGAGCTGCGCGTGCGGATCAATGCCGGCGCACAGCAGCAACCCTAAATGCGTGGCGCGCAGCCTGCGGGCCATCTGGCCGCAATGGTGAGCGCGCGCGGGGATGATTTCGTATTGCGTCATCGTCAGTTCGACAGGAACATCGGAATGCTCAGCGTGCTCGCGAGCGACGTGCCCGGGTATTCGATAATGTGCGCCACCAGGGTCGCGCCAGATGCCGGGGTGATGCTGCAAAGCGTGGTTTGCGACATGATGGACATCGGCTCATCCACGACAGCGGACGAGAGAATTTCGCCCGTGAACGTCATGCCGGTAATGAACGTCGTCGTCGTGGTCCCTTCGGTCAGAAGATAGATCAGTTCCCGGCTGTCCTGCGTATCGACCAGGCCCACGCTGATTGACGGAAACTCTGTCGGCGTGTCCGACAATCCCATGACGAACGGCTCGGTGACTTCCGCGCCGCCAGTCCCAATAGAGTTGGGGTTGAAAATCCAGTACGGCCCTTCATACCCGCTGACGCTGATCGTGTTGATGAGGATCGCTTCTTGCGAAACGATGGAAATGTCCGGAAATTCCGTGAACCGCGCCACATAGGCAATCGTGTCGCCGGCCTGAAAACCATAATTGTCTTGCTCGTTCCAGACGTTGATGATCTTTCGGTAGGTGTTGATTCCGTCGGTCGTTTCGCCGCTTGTCGATACCTGATACCACGTATTCACTTCCGGCGGCGTATCCGTGTAGTTCGCATAGCCAAACTCCACCGCCAGCGTGTCGGTCAGCGATGGCGGCCCGTCCAACACGATCGTCACCATGCTCCCAGCCCCGTAATAAATGCTGGGAACGCTGATCGCCGCAAACCCTGGTGTGAACGTCGTCGGCGGCGCCGAGGCCGGCGAACCGCCGGAGTAGCCGGCATCCAGCAGGTTCGGCGGCCCGCCTGCGGGTTGTGTGCCTGATTTGCCTGCTTCCAAATCGCCCTCTTGAATCTCCGGAATGAACGCTAGAACCGTCATCGGCAGCGGGTTGGTCTGCTGCATCGCCACCTGCCCGCGCGTGTCATATTGACCCAGGACCGGAATCCGAACGTCTCCGGTGTAGAGCGGTTTCGCGAGTCCATTGTAGGGGGCCGGGCGCCGATCCGGCGCGTTCTGCATTCCCCACCAATACGGCGCGATCTGCGGCGGCGACAGCGCCGCGCCGTCCGGCTGGTTCACGCCGATCTGCAACCCGCGCGACAACTCCACCCGCGCCGTCACCGCCGGAATCGACTTGCGCCGCCCCTGGCTCAACATCTTCTCGCCCGCGTCGAAATACGGCGATTGCAGTTGCGCCGTGAACCCAAGCCCGACCGTGATGGCCGAGGCGGCCGTTTCCAGCGTGATCGTGCCATTTGCCGCAACCACCTGCGGCGGAATGACATTGCCGTCCGCGAGCCCGGTCACGGTCGCGCCGACGAGATGCCATAGCCCGCCGGCCGTCGTCGTTGGCGTCGAGAGTGTCCACGAGCCGGCTTGCTGCGGCACCACGTTCGGCCAGGACACGCCCGGAATGCCGCTGTTCGGATAGGTCTCCGCGATGGGGACGAGGATGTTCGCCGCGACCTGCGCCGCGGAAATATAGACCGTGATCTCGGCAATGCCGCCGCCCATGCGAATGATCTGCCCGACGCTCTCCGGCGAAAATACCGAGCTGTCCGCGGTGAAGATCGCGGCATTGGTCAGAATGGCCATGCACGATGCGCCGCTGCCGGTATTTGCTGGATCGATGAAGCTGATCTGCGGGTTGATGTAGTTGGCGCCGGGGCTGGTGATAACGACGCTGGTGATGACGCCGTCCGTCCCGTCAATCGAGGCGGTAGCGCCGCTGCCAGGCCCGGTGCCGTTGTTGTCCACGATCAACACCGTCGTGCCGGCGGAATAGCCGGTGCCGCCGACGAGGTTGGTGACGCCGGTAATCATGCCCGAGCCATAGGGCGAAGATGCCGTCAGTGTGGCGTTTGGCGTCGGCTGCGCGATCGACAGACCGCAATCCACGCACCAGGTATCTTCGACCGCGGACCAGATGCGATTATCCATCCGCTCCACGAAATAGGCGGTCTGCCCGTTGATCGTGCGCTGCGTCGCGACATAGAGCGCATCGACCGGCGGTTCGGTGACGCTGCAGCACGAGACGAAAGCCCCGTTCGTGTCGTGCCGCGCCCAGCCCGTCACCTGCTCGTTTTTGAGATAGGTCAGGGACAGCATCACGCCGTCGTCGCGCACCGCCCAGATGATCTTGTAGGGTTCCTCGCAATAGGCATTTTCCAGGATCGTGAACCCGGTGAACAGGTGCGACGACAACTCGGTCAGATCGACGCCGGTATAGATGTTCTGGAAATACTGGTAGGTGAACTCCCGGTAGATCGAGCCTTTCGCCTGCACATAGAGGATGCTGCCGTCGATCTTGATGGGCGGCACCGTTGCGGAACAACCGTTGTAAGCCTGCGGCTGCGCCTGTTCGTCGGCGGGCGTGATCGGTTGCGGGTTGAGGCTGGACCCGCCGGCGCCGGTCAACTGCCAGGCCGACAGGCCGGTCAGCACAACCAAGCCGCCCGGCATGTTCAACATCCACTGAATGCCGTTGACTTCGACGCCCCAGGGCGAGCCGGTGATTGCGTCCGACGCCACGGAGGGGAACGACGTATCGAAATTCAAATAAAGCTCGGCCTTCGACATCCAGTACGTGTCGGGATTGTTGAGCGTGGCGGCATAGACGCGGCGTTCCTGGAAATACGAGACCGCGCCCGGATAGGTTCCGCTCGCCGGCCCGATTGTCAGCGTCGCCGTGGCCCCACTGCCATTGCCCACGACGGTAATCGTATCGCCCGGCGCATAATTTTCGCCGCCGTTCAGGATGACCATTGAGCCGATGACGGCGCTCGGCGAAACATTCGCCGCCAGGATGACCGCGCCGCTGCCCGTGGACGTGTCGACGGTCGAAGGAGTCGTGGCCGCGAAATAATAGCCGCTGCCGCCATTGGTCACGTTCGATGCGATGATCGCGCCGCGGGCGAAAGGGTTCTGGTGTTGCGGCGGCGTCTGGCTGAAATCCGGTTGCAGCCCCGCGTCGGTGAAGCACGTCGCCTGCGTCTGGCCGATATAGCCCATGATGAAGCTGGGCGGCGGCGGCTGCAAAGGGTAGCCGCTCGGCAAAGGTAGCGGCGTTTCCTTATAAACATTGTAGTAAGACGCACCGGCCACCGGCGCCCAGGTGATCGTGTTGCTCGGCACGTCGCCGCTGCCATTATCCGTACCCAGCGCTTCGTTGCCGATCTCGATCTCGATCGTCGGCGCGCTTTCCTCGCCGGTCACGTTATTGACCGCCGTGACGGCGTAATAAGTCACGTAGACCTGACTGCCCCCGTCGTCATTGGTCCGGGTCAGCACGACATTCGTCGGCGTGGCGATCTGCGCGCCGAACTCGGCTTCTTGGAGAGTCCAGTTGTTGTCCGCCAGCCGGGTCAGGTCGTAAGGCGGATATTCGGTCGCGGTGAGCTGGTTGACGCAGCAGATCGACATCACGTCGGCGCTCTGGGTGAATTTGAGATAGGGCAGATCGCCGGCTGCCCATGGCGTTGTCAGCGTGTAAATCCGCGCCGCCGTCCCGCCGCCGGAATAAGCGGGAAAACTGGTGCTGTCGATCGGATTGCCAAACACGTCATTGAGGTAAAACCCGGATGAATTGGCATTGCTGGCCACGAACGTCCGGCCGTTCAGCTCGGTCATGCCGACGATGCCGGTCAGATAGACCCAATCGCCGTCGTTATAGACCGTCGTGCTGCCCGAGGTCAGATCAAACGTTGCGCCCGCGCCGCCACCCGTCGTGCTCCCTTGCGCGACTGGGTTGCTCGGGAATGTCGTGTAGACGCCCGCCGTCACGACGTTCAGCGTTTCCGGCCCGAGCAGCGCGGAGCCGAACGTCGCCCCCGTGCCAGCGCCGGAAGTCGCGCTCTGCGTCATCACACCGCCGGCCGGGTTGCTGGTGAATGTGCCGCCCGACGAAATCGTCAGCGTGCCGATGCTCATCTGCAACCCCAGGATCGCGCCGGTCAAGCCGCCGCCCGTCACCGGCTCCGCAGATGGCGTGGTGGGGTTGACCGTGTACGCACCGGCGACCGTCACCGAATTGACCGCGCTGATCGAGCTCGAATTGCTCACCGTGAAGGTGACGCCGTAGCCGGTGCCGCTGGTGGCCCCTTGCGCGACCGGATTGCTCGGAAATACCGTGTACGAGCCGGACGACTGGAACGTCACCGCGCCGGGCGCAAAAATGCCGGTGAACGTCGCGGCCGTGCCGCTGCCCGACGTGGCGATCTGCGTCAGCGTGCCGCCGGAGGGATTTACCGTGAACTGGCCGCCCGCCGAAAACGTGATGGTGTTCACACCCATAACAAGGCTGAGTTGAGCGCCGGTCAAACCGCCGCCCGTCACCGGCTCGGCCGCGAGGTTCGACGGATTGGCGGTATAGGAGCCGGCCACGGTCACGCTATTGACCGCTGTGATCGCCCCGCCCGAAATGGTGACGCTGGCCTGGAACTTCGTCCCCGCGCCCGTCGTCCCGGTCACGGTCGCTGTCCCGTTCGTGCCGCCCGTGCCGCCGGCCGCGATCGTCGGCGTCCCCACAACCTTGGTCGTCGCCACCGTCGCCACCGGGTTCAGCGTGGTCGTGCCGCCGCCCAGGGTGATCGTATCGCCCGGCGCATAGTGCGTCCCGGAACTGACGACGCTGAGGCTTTCCAGGATCGTGTACGTGACCTTGAGCACCGCCGGGCTGGTGTAGGTGCCGCCGGCCAGCGTGATCGTGTCCCCAGCCGCATAGGACGACGTGACGGCCCCATTATTCGGCGATGCCGCCTGGCTGCCCGTAATCGTCACGGATGCCTGAAATTTGGTGCCCGTGCCCGTGGTGCCGGTGACGGTCGCGACCCCTGGCGTGCCGCCGCTGCCCGCGTTCACGATCGTGGGGAGCGCCAAAACCTTCGTTGTCGCCACCGTCGCCACCGCGCCGGATGTCTGCACGCCGCCGGCAAGGTTGATCGTATCCCCAGCCTTATAGCCGGCGCCGCCATAGCCCTGGATACCCAGAAGCGTCGTGTTGACGACCTGCAATTCGGCCGGAACGGTATACGACCCGCCGGCCAGGGTGATGTAGTCGCCAGGCGCATAAGACGATGCGACCGCCGTGTTGCTCGGCGTCGCGGTCTCGGCCGCCGAGCCGAAGGTCACGACATAGGCCGGATTTTCGTTGGTGATGTAATAGATCGGCAGCGCGTTTTCGGTGACAAAGGCGCCGTTGGCGATGACGCGCATGTATTCGTCGCCAAACTCAAGCGCGAGACCCTGGTTGATGTCGAACTGGAACGTGATGAGCCGCGGCTTGACCCCGGTGCCGGTCTGCTTGGAATAGCCGCAGAACGCCGTACCGCCGCGGCTATAGGCGCCGCCCCGATACGAGACGAACAGGTTGCGCATCGTGTTCGCGGCGGCGTGCGTCTTGTCGAGGTCGGTGCGGCCATAGAGCGACGGCGCGATTTCGCCGGTGACAAAGGCGTTCTGGATTATCGGGATTGCCATCAGTAAGCGCTCGAATTGCCGACGCCGCCGAGACTTCCGCCTTCCCAGCCGAAGCCAAGAACGCCGCCGCCGGCATTATCGCCCCAGCGATTGATGCCCCACCCGCCGGAATTTCTCACCCGAATCCAGTCTACGGACAAATCGCTGGAACTCCACGATTCGTTGCCGTTGCTCGCTCTGGCGTCGTCCAGCCGCGCATTGGCAATGGCGATTTGCTGGTTCTGCCGCGCCATGCCGAACTTCTTGTCCTGCGCCAGCGGCACCGCGATTTCTGAGGCGAGGTACGCGACGAATGCCTCGTAAAACAAGCTGTCCCACATATTCGGATAGGGCACGGTCGCGGTGTAGACGATACTGGCCTTGGTGACGTTGCTGCAGATGACCATTGAGCCTTCCGGGCTCTGCCCGCGCACTTCCCACCAGTTCGAGCCGGCCGGCGCCGGGAAATTCGGATCGTTCGTCAGCAGGAACCGGGACGGCACCAATCGCGACCCGGCGATCGGATTTGGCGCCAGGCCGCCCATCAGCGGCACGCTGGTGTTGATCGAGATATTGCCCTGCGGGATCGGCACGCCCGTCTGCACGTAGGGATTCCAGGGGATGAACCGCACCATCTGGCAATCCGGCGGCTGCGCATAGACGTAAATCCACGGCACCGGCGCATATTGCCGCACGCCCTGCGTCTGGCCCGAAGCGTCGCCCAGCAGCGCCAGCGGCGTCTGCCGCCGCGCGAAATCCCAGTGCGCCTTGCGCAGCAGGTTCCGCAGGCATGTCCCATAGGCGCGCAGGCAAACCTGCGCTTGGCGCGTGCCTTCTTCGAGGTCGCCCAGCGTGAAATCCACGCCGGCCTTGTCCAGCGCGAGGTTGGCAACGTCAGTCGGCGTCCATGCCATCGCGTCAGCCCTCCATCATGCGGGCGTTGCCGAGCGACGATTGCTCATCGGCGGATTCCAGCTTTTCGGAATCGATGTCCGCCAGCCCTTTCGCAAGCCGCCGCGCCAGCGCCGCGCTCAGCGCGTCGCAAAAATCCGACTCCCATTCCTGCGGGTTGGTCACTTGCCGGGTGTAGACGATGATGGCGTTCGGCACGTTGCAGGAAATCGCCTTGGCCGGCGGCGTCAGGGAATTGTCGTTATCGACGCTCCACACATAAGGCTTGGGGTCGAAATTCGGCACAAAGACAGGCGTCGGCTTCATCGCCCGGACTTTGAGGCAATCCGCCGGATAGGCGTATTCGTAGAGGAATGGCAGTGGCGGGTATGCGCTGGACCACGGCAAGCCGCCATAGCCGCCGGGCGGGGCGGATTTGAGCAGCTCGGCAGCGACGTTGCCTTCCGCGAAGCCCCAATCGAAGCCCATGAGCGTGTCGTCGCGCGTCTGGCTGTAGATCGAAAGAGCCATTTTGGCCGCTTCCGAACCTTCCCAGATCGACCCGATGCGCCGCTTGTAACCGATGCGGACCAAGCAATCGTTGAGGACGTCTTCCGGCGAAGAATATGTGAGCGCCATCAACTATCGGTCCTTTGCTCGCCCAATTGTTCAAACGCCGCACCGGATTGCAGCATGGCGGCGGCGGTATCGGCCCGGCCGCCGAGCGCGATGGCGAGGTTCGACGCCAGGAGCCGAACGACGGCCTCGCGAAACAGCGAATCCCAGGTCGCTTCTGACGGGTTGTTGTTGTAGACCACCTGCGCCGCGGCGAGGTTGGTCCAGACCACCTTCGTCTGCGTGCCGCTTACTTCCGTGTTGCCGACCGACCAGTTCACCGGCTGCGGATTGTTGGTATCGGCCAAGCTCTCCGGCATCACCTGCCAGACCTGAATCCCGTTGCCGGGGTAGAGATATTCGTAGGCCCAGGGAAACGGCGCGGCATTGCCGGACAGCGCGAGCGCGGCGGTGCAGCGCGCCATGTCCCAGCCAAATTGCCGACCAACCGTGGCGACGGTGGGCGCGTAGACCTGCGCGGCGGCTTGTCCGGTCGTGGATGTATCGAAATTCGGCGCGGCTCCGGTGACGAGCGGATAGTCCTGCCCGATGAGCTGGATCGCTTGGTTGACGACGCTGGTGGACGTGACGGCCATCAGTATTGGTTACCTGTAGCAGTACAGGTGATGGTGCCGCTAGCGGTGGCCGTTGTTAGGGCGATCCAGAGAGAGAAGCCTGCGCCCATTTTGAGTACGGTGTTGCCCAGAGTGGACGTCGGCCAGCCGCTC